AAGCGGGAGCACACCCTTGACGCCATCACGGGTCCAGCCGATGGCGTTTGGTAGTATCCAATTAACCAGTTGCTTCGTTGTTGGCAATGTGAGCCCCCTCTTTGGCAGGTGAGGAGGAGCGCGCGAGCATAGACGCCTTCTTGGCAGTCAACTCCGCAATGGATCGCTCGATATCCGACAACGAGGACGTATTCTTCACTGCAAGCGCGGCAGCCTTTTTCTTCAGGACTTCTTCCATCCGCTTGATTCGAGAGGAAATATCCTCTTTGAGCGAGCGAGTGAATTCATCCCTGGAGTCCAAGTGGAACACCGCTTTCTCCCATCCGATCCCGGCAACGTGCGAGGCGATGAAGTCACGGTTGTATCCAGTGGGCGAAGAAACCCCTTTATCCTTGTCGTCAAGCATCCAGCCGATCCAATCTCGATCTTGTGTGTCAAACTTGAACGAGATATCTCCTCCGACGATTCTGATACCGATAGACGGCCGCCCAGACTCATCAATGGATCCCTTGGACCCTCTGACCATCTTAACGCCGCACATACGATATTCCTTTGGTGGCCTACGAAAGGCTCCAGGATTCAACTTTAACTTTATGAACGCATGACCTTGGTGTATCGCCTCGAAGCGCACCTCGGCTTCTAGTTCTTCGCTCTTTGTTCTCACTGTTTGTCCCTTTCAGGTTTCATTCCGTCGGGGGGAGGTTTTACCCTCCCCCTTTCAGAACATTGGTGGTTGGTTGGTGATTATCCGACCATGACCGGGCGATCCATGATCACCAGCATCGACCCGTAATACTCGGTGTTTTGCACCAGAGGATCAAAGGTGTCGGGCTCGAACTGGACCTGCTGAATCCCGCGGACGCCGGCGATGCCGTGTCCCAGCTTGCGGAAGTAGTCCTCGTCCTGCTTGATGAAATGCAGAGGTTCCGCATCCCATTTGCACACGCCGCCAGTGGCATGCAGAATGCTGATGTCCCGGGTGTTCGGGTTGCTGTACTGCCGGAGATCCACATCGCCAGGGTACACATACCCGGGGGTCAGTGAATAAGGGGCTCCGGTGCCGCCCAGGATGAGCGACGGGAGTTTCGGATCCACGGTCACGTAGATGTCGCAGCCGGCAGCGGACTTGAAGCAGCCCAGGATACCATACCACATCTGCGCTTCCTTGTTCTGCATCTGAATGATATTGTGCCACGCGGCCCCCCACCCGAAGGAGTTGGTGCCGGCGCCGAACTGCGGATCGTTCATCACGGCCGCGGTCCGAGTGCTGACGGTCAGCAGGAACGAATCGTTCCCACCAATGCTCAGCGGGATCAACTTGAGGTCGAGCGCCCGCTCCGCGATTTTATTCATCATGCGGAACGTCGCGGCCTGAGCGTCGGTGTGGGCAGGGCCACCGGCCGACACGATCGCAGCGCTGATCGCATTGACGTAGTCTGTTTCCTGGGTGCCGCTGGGGATGCCGCGCACAGGCTGATCGATGTCCAGAGCGCCCTGCACGTAGATGTGCGGGTGGAACCTGGCGGTACACGATCCAGGGAGGCCGGATTGCAGGGTCATGGAGTAGGTCTCCACATACGCCTGACGAATCTCCAGACCTTCGAACTGCTGAGCCCACAGACCCAGATTTTTGACCTGGTTCTTGTAGAGTCCGTAGGGCTCCTGATCCAACTTGTTGACGCCGAACCCGAAGGTGCCGACGGTCTTCGCATACTGGTAGCGATAGATCGTCGCGGACTTGGTTTCCGGCACCTCTTCGTTACCGGAGATGGTGTCGTCGCCCAGAATGGGGTCACCCTTCAGCGGCAGCTGCATGGTGATGACGACACGATTGCTCTGAGACTCAGCGGACTTGTCCACCTGCATGTAGATGCCAGGCGGGATCTGCTGTTCGGTCTTTTTGTACAGACCCTGAAGATTGACATAGATGTCCTTCAGGGTTGCCCGGGCGCGGAGCGACTTGTCGAACCCGATGATCTGAGAACTCGCAGAGAGCGGCCCAGGAGCGATGATATTGGTTACAGACACTTTATCTCCTTTGTTGATGTTTGTCTGCTGCGATTGTATCGCTTCGCCACTCGGGGCAGTTGTTGTGTGTTAAGAAAACATTTCTTTCGCCGTATCAAAACCTAACTTTAACGCAACCTGGTCAAACTGTTTCAGTTTCGGCGCGTTCGGGTCTTGAGAGTATAGCAACGACATCTCCTGTACGTCAAATGTTTCGTACAGTTTCAGCAAGTCTTCCATCGGGAGATTGATGTCGGCCATGGAATTCCTGGCGGACTCATCCAACTCTACCGGTTTGGCGCGACCGCTGACAGCATCCGCATAAGCGGCGGCTCCACGACGCTCACTCTCCAATGCGTCCTTTGCCGACTTTCCACTGGTGCGTCGCATGTAATCGTAGGCCGCATCGTGATCGGGGAAGGATACGCGCACGCCGGCTTTGTTCACCAACGGCTCCCACTTCCCGGTGGATGCGTTCAACCTCCATCCCTTCATCAGCATATCCACCTCAGAGATGGTCATATACTGGGTCAACCCTTTGGGCTCGCGCAGGTTTTTCTCCCTGATCTTATCCATCAAGGACGGCACACCTTCGCGATACTTGATCATGGCGATCTCGATCTTGTCATACGCGTCAGGCTTCACATCGCCCCAGTAGGCCTGAGCCACTTGCTGGGAGAACTGGGTGAATTCCTCGCCATCCTTGATAAACGGCTGACCGCTCTGCAGTTCCTTCTTACCCTTCCGGAACTCTTCCAGATCACTCACCGCACGATCAGCGACCTCCTTGGCTTCTTTGTCCTTTATCGCCTTCACGCGAGCGGCTTCCATGTCGACCTTGGCCTTATCCAACTCTGCCACGCGCATCTTGTCGCGCTCGGCATACACGGCCTCTTGCGCGCGGGACAGTTTCCGGTTCAGTAGAGTCAACCTCCGCATATTGGAGGTGTAGTCCGGGTCATCCAGAGGGTCATCCACCTTCTCCAGGGCGGCCTCCAACAGGTTCGCTTCATCCTGCATGGCATCGTATGCCAGTTCGGTGGCGGTCTTGCCCGCAGCCGGGGCGGCAGCCTTTGCGGCCGCGAGTTCCTGACGCAACTGATCCATTTCCACATCATGTGCCGCTTTGATCCTGGCGCGCTCGGCTTCGAACGAGGCCTGGCGCTCAGCCTCTGCGATCACGGCAGGGTCCGCGGCAGCGACATCGGCGGCGGCGGCGGCAGCGGCGGCCGGGTCTTGAGATGCTTCGCCGATGGGGGCGCTCAGAATCTCATCTATCTGCCCCTGCAACTCTTCCGCCCACTGTGCCGGGGTCTTCCCATCGGGTGGGAGTTCGGGGATGGCATCGAGCGCCTTGGCTCTTTCCTCTTCAGAGGTGAATGTTTTAGCGGACATTGTATGTCTCCATGTGAATTGTTATTCCTGCACCGCCGCGGCACCCTGTGCCTGCGGAAGTAAACGCTCTTGCGCCACACCCGGAGCATCGGGCGTCGGCTCAAAACCTTCATCACCCAACTGGGCCGGAACCTGGGCGTTCTCTGGCAAATCGTCCTCGGGGACTTCCGCAACCGGCACCTGGGCCTGCGGCATCTGCTGACCAATGATCTGCTGGATCTGCATCACTGCCTGCAGACTCATCAGCGCGGCCTGCTTGGCCTGCGCGTCCAGGCCGGCGATGTCAGCCATCAACTTCTTCCGCATCCGCACCTGCTGCATCAGGGCGATCTCTTGCAACTCTGCCTTGTCTTCCTCCGACAATTCCATGGTATCCATGGCTCGGCGGAAGAAGAACTGGGCATAGTCGGGGTCGCTCTGGCCGGCAATCTTGAAGAGTTCGAAGTAAAGTTCGCGATCCCGCATCATCTTGTTCGGGGAGGCCTTGGATTCCGTCACAATCACAGAACACCGCGGGATCATGTCCGGCCGGTTCTGGATGTAGTAGCGGTTCTCCTCCTCGTTGAACACTCGCTTGTTCAGGATGGAGGCGTACTTGTTGTCCAGGGTGTTGAACTTGCGCTCAGGCCCGGTATAGGTGATGCGCCACTGCTCGTAATAAACCTCGCCAAGTTTCTTCCGGAAATCTCTCACACGCTGCACCAGGGTGATCAGGCCAACGCGGGACATCTGCAACTTCCGAGCATATAGGATACCAGATTCGTTGGCTCCCTCTGCCATCGCATCCATGGCCGCCGGCACCTTGGAGATACGGTCGATCACATCCCACAGCCGCTGCAACTGGTTCACCACCGTGGTGGGGAACTGGACAGTGTTGATGTAATGGATAGCCCGCTCTTTTGTCAGTTCATCGCCATCCACAAACCCGATGTAGGACGGGTTGTTCGCTTCCTTCCGAAACCGCTCCCGCTCTGGGTCGTTCTTGAACAGAGACCGGTTAACCAGTTTACCACCACCAGTGGCAGTATTGATGATGTCCGTAAGTTTTGCCTCGCGCTTATTGATGGAGCGCTGGATATCCTTCAGATCGTCCACCATACCCTTGTCCCGGCCGAACGCGCGGTTGGCGCTGAGAATGATATAGGGCAGGCGCTTTGGCTGAATCTCGGAAATCCCATCCTCCAATGGAGAGGTGGGAACCAGGGATGGGCAAATCGTCGTCACATGATGGATGCGATCGGAGTAGGGCGCCTCCCGCATGGTCATCGGGTCGATCGAGTTGACCACCATGAACTGCTCGAGCACGGCGCGATCCTTCGTAACCGGGAACACGATCCACCTGGGGTAATCCATCTTCTGACCCACGACCCGCGTAGTCTTCACATCCTCCATCCAATGGAACTCGATCACCTTGTGCAGGTGATCCTTCATCTGCATGCGCAGCAACTGCTCGGTATCCATGGTGTAGGCGTCGTGGTAATCGCCGCCGCTCTGCTGCCACATGCGGATCGCGGTTTCGATCCTGGGGTTATTGACCCCATACTTGTGACGAACCTTGACGGCGGGCAGGTGAAACACCTCCCACAGGAAATCCAAATCATTGTCATCATCTGACACCCAATGAGGATCCAAGGTAATGAACCCCGGGGTGGCGCGCTGGAAAGAGATGTTCTTCAGCGCGTCGTGCTTATCCGTGGTCACCTGCTTGATGATGCCACGATACACCAGGGCGTCACGGATCGCCAGGCCCACCTGCTGCTCGTAATGGCACAACTCCCGATCGCTATACCAGGTGTGCTTTATGGCCTCAGTCAGGGAGTTTCGGACCCCGTTGATGGGCTTCCAGTCGATATCGAACAGTTCCGACATGAGGGAGCCGGCCAGGGTATCCACCTTGGACTGGATGATGTTGAAGGAATCAGCGTTCCGGTTCTCCGACAGCAGTTGCTGCCACAGCTTGACCTCCCACTGCATACCCTCGATGCCGAAATACAGTCCCCAATTCTCCAACTCCCGGCGCCGATTGCGATAATCGGCATCCATCGCGCGCAGATATTCTTGTTCGATTTTGCTGACTAACTGAAAATCGCCGGACTTGACCAACTCCCGTGGCATCTTGGATACGAAAGGAGCCTCAACCATGATGCCTCATAACACTGCGAGGGCCGGCGCTTCTGTTGCCGAGAAGTGGAAATCTCTTGGCATTTTCGTGATGGTTATGCTGCAGTCAGAAAATTCCACCGGAACCCCGCCCCTCTTGAATTCAACCTTCATCCAACCATGCACCTTGCAGTGGACATGGACGGCCCCATCACTCGTGATGCATAGGGTTTTCGTGTGGTCAGGGTGACCTTCTTTTTGCGGACAAACTATTGACCGGTAAGAACCTGGCTCTTGCACCTCAGTAATATATCCTGCTTTTTTAGAAAAATCAAGGGCTTTGGTATTTTGAGGCAGCGTAATCGAAAGCCCTTTCCACGTAAGTGCATGGAAAACCAAGGTGTTCCACATGTTTCAGCACCTGCAAATTCCCTGACGCATACACGTCACACTTGAACGCTTTCAGCTCATCCAGGGTGATTTGTGCGAAATGAGTTGAATGCGATAGCACCTCGACAGGATTCTTTTTGGTTCCTAACACCTCATTGAACACCATCTTCACATACGTAATAGGGAATCTACGATCAGGATGGTCTAGGACAACCACCTGAACACGACTGTACTTCTCCAACAGTCGCATAACCTGCGCGATATGCCCAGGATGAGGCGGATCGAATCGCCCAGAAAAAAGCACTACTTCTTTTTTATGACCCATGTGTTTGGATTACTCCAATCTCTGACATAGCAGATGATTTTATGTTCTGAAGATCCTCCGGCCGGGGTGAACCACTTGGAATACCAGTGATCCAGCACGGTTCCGGCCTGGGCCGGGACGTTCACTCGGAGCCCCTCGAAGTCAATCTCGACCAGGTCCATCAGCAAAGAGGCCTGAATCCCGAGCATGCTTGCGCGGAACCCGGACGACCTGTGCGCTATTTTTTCATTCGCATGCTTAGGCCACCTATCTCCCTTGGAATGAAATAGGTATCCATCTTTTTCGATCCAGAACCAGTTGCAGCACTTCGTGAGCCCTTCCGCCTTCTTCGCACTGAACCATAATAGATCTCCATTTCCAGGATGCACCTCTACCCTATTATCTGGATACGGCCATCCATCCATTAAACCCTGCTGTTTGCACATGGTAAAATAATCTCTGCGCTCCTGGTGCGATATTGGAAGGAACGACACATCCATATCACCATCGTGATCCATGAACCCCAGAGTATATTGCTGAGCATACCTGCTCATGGTAGGTCGGACCGCCCCAAGGAGCGTTCCGAACGATATGAACATCTTATCATATATCCCGACGGTGCGAGCGTTTGCCACGAGCGCCGCGAGTAACTCTCTGGCGTTATCTTTGTTCACCCTTTTAACCTCACATCAAAAATAATCACCTCAACATACCCAGCATCATCCAGCACTTTCTGAACAGCAGACCCAAACGATCTGCGCACCCTCTCCAAATAACGGGGCTGGCACCTGACGTAAATGATATCAAACTTATTCATGTTCTCCCGCCTTTTCAATGGGCGAAGGAGCACTTTGTCGAGATCCAAGATGAGCAAACTCTTGAACGGGATGTCGACGGGGCACGCTTTGATATTACTATCCAGGTACACATCATACCTGATCGACTGATATGAGGCGGCGAATTGATACCTCTCCTCATACGACGTGAAGCGATCAGACACCGACACGACAGTCGGATACTGAATCACCTTCAAATATGAATCTACCAGATCCAGACCAGGCTGAGACATTTATCCCCTAGCGATAATCAGTTGCGGCTTGGGAGCGGAGACGATCTTACTCCCATGCTGCTTCTCGATCTCGGCCATTTCCCTCTCGAACGTGCGGATCTGCTCTCGACCAAGAGCGAAATTGCAGATGATCTTGTTACGGATCGATTCCCGCAAGACAATGTGCACGAACAGGTTGTGACCATCAGGCGTCACCTTATACTCTGCCTCGACCAGAACCTTGGCATAGTTCTTCGGCTTGGGTGGTTTCTTGAGATAGTTACCCATCATAACTCCTTCATTGATTTAACGGTTTGAACAATCTGAGCGCGGGACTGACCGAACTTGGCATCAGGCATGAACCACCCCGGATACCAGGCATCCAGCAGGCTGCCATACTTAGCAGGGAACTGCATCTTCTCAACCCTTGCATTCCAGGTATACTTCACAATCTCCCTGAACAAACTTTCAGGCACACCTTTGAAGGTATACTTTTCAAGAGACCCATCGACGCCAGGCCGCTCCAGGTTAAGGGCACCCGAATGCCAACGCATACCTCCGCACTTGTGAAGCAAGAACACATCCACATCCACCTGCCCATTGGGCTTCCTGAAGGTGGCTTGCAGGGTTGTGCCATTATCGATGGTGATGTGTTTTTGAAGTGTGAACTTGCAACCCTCGAAAGCCTTAATCATCACCGGAACATTCACCATTTCTGCCGGCACGCAGATATCGAGATCTGTTGCGAACGGCTTCCCCATCCTCTTGTCTCGTATGAAATAGAGCAAGGCGCCAAAGGCGACGAACCAAGAATTTGGTCCATCCTTCGTGGACGAATCCATCGCGAACTGAGTGTGATTCAACAACCTAATCTCTTCATCTTCAGTCATCCGCAACCTCCAATTAAAACCTCAAACTCGGCTTAACCTTCTCACCCTCGTCAGGAATGACGCGCTTGTATTTCCTTACGAGCAGTATCTCATCTTCAGGCACGCTCCGCACCAGTTCTGACACGATCATTAGGACAGCCTGCCTCATCCCGGTGTCGACCATCCGCCCATCATCCAATTTCCAACTGATCAACTCTGCCCACGCCGTTTTGCACTTGTTATGTATGGTGATCTTTTTGGTGGAAACCATCTCATTCAGGATAGCCACCGACCCATACGGATCGTAATGCCGAGCCTCCTTCACTTTGAGAAATTGGAATCTCCCAGCCTCATCTTCGAGTTTGTTATTCAATTCTTTAGCGAAGGTGCGCGTGGACTCTTGAAACATCAAGGAGTTCCCTATGATCTTGTCAACCGTCAGAGACTTTGCATGCATGATCTCCACGATCTTAGACGCTATCACTGATGCCCTGGGCATACTCATCACCAATTCATCGTAAATATACAGGTGACCGAGGAACGAATCCCACACAGCAAATAAACACTTCACGGTAAGATCCTCTGACAAGCACATCACAGCGTAATGCACCCCGATCCGGCGGGCGCCACCACTCATATCCAACTCAAACGACTGGATGGCTGAGCGGACAAGATGGTCAGAGATCACATGCTTGTGTCCAGCATCCCTTGGCACGAATGCCATCACCAAAGCGTCGGCATCATCTGGGGACGGGATCTGCCGCCTCTTCATCGAATCCTTCGACTCGCATTTCATCTTGCCGCTCTCGGTATGTTGTTTTCTCGGAGAGCACAGTTGCGTCCGAAGTTTTGCGTCGAACGGCAAGCTGATCATCTCCTCGGCCGGGTGCACCCTGATACCGCTATGATGTTCCCATGTCTTTTCGAATCGTCTGGCCATCAGATACCACCACTCGGCGCGCGGATTCAGGAACGCCTCTTTCGCCGTCTTACCCAACTCCTCATAGAACATATCACTCTTCTCACCGGCAGCATCCAATCCGTAATGCGAGAACTTCATCTGAGCCTCAGTGCGCTCGATGACAGAATACACAGCGTAACCAACGCCGATCCTGTCGTAATGCAGATAGGACACCCCTTCTACATTGCAACGCGCGATCACCCCATGCACCAGGTCTACGCCATTGGTGACATTCTTGCTTTCCACATAGGCGCACGGACCTGTCCTGATAGCGAGAGCGCTTTTATTCGCGCCGCCAGCAGCAACGTCCAGGGCGGCCGCCTTGACGCCAATGGGGTCCAACTTGATTTCCATCGCGGCGGACACCCACTCCGACTTGATGAAAATACCCTCAACCGAGGCCTCATAATTGATATCGATCTCACTGGCAACGATAGACGGATCGAAGGTCGCCACCTGCTCGTCATACCACTGCTGATCCTTTCTCGGATCCTCAGTCCAACGGAAGGTGAACACGTCCACCCGGCCACTATGCCGCTTCTGCCCAAAGTTGTTCATGCCATTTGGGGTGGATAGGTCGAAGTGGCACGTCGTATTCTGGGACAGGGCCGCATCGGCCGACTTGGGCTTGTCCAAAAAGCCGGCTTCATCCACCAGGTAGGCGGACGTTCTACCGCCACGCCCAAT